CTAAGCCGCCGCAATAAAATTATCAATATCTGATTTTCGCCATGCGATACGACGAACACCTAACTTTATCCGCTTCGGAAATTCACCGCGTTTTTCTAACCTCCATATCTGCTCACGGCACAATGTTACGATTTTGCAGACTTCTTTTTGATTCAATAAAACATCCATTGGTTTGACACCTGTAAAAATTAAGTTGGCAAATTCTAACCTAATTTTTTAAATTCTGTATATTTTCTTTAATCATTTGTATAATTCAAGGCAATTAAAACCATCTTTGGAATCCTAATAATGCCTGAATTAACGCTTAATGATCTTTTATCGCAACAACCACAAGGGTTAGCTTTAAATCCACTCGCGCCTAAACGCGCCGTGAAATCGGTAGCGAATGCACCAACTGAAATAGTGGGCTTGCCGAATATCGAACAACAGCAACCCGAAAGAACATTAGGCGGGACATTAGGTGATATTGCGGCGACAGGATTAAATGCGGCAATCAGTATTCCCGAAGCGGCAGTAGGTTTGGCGGATATTGCAACAGGTGGCAAGGCAGGAAAAGCATTGTCGGATATGGGTTTTCAACCAAAAGTGGCGCGGCAATTCATCAATGAAAACTTAACCAGCCCCGCACAGCAATACGCTGATACTCAAGTCGCACAAGCAAAAGGGTTTGTACCAACTGTTCAAGCGGCTTTGAAAAATCCTTCAACGATTGGTAAGTCAGTTGTTGAATCATTGCCACTCATGGGCGCGGGTGGTCTTATTGGTCGTGGTGCAAGTGCCGCATTGAAACTTTCACCCGCCGCCGCTGCAGCTGTAGGTGAAGGTGTAATCTCAGCAGGTAGCACCGCTGAACAAATCCGCCAACAAACAAATGATGGATTACTTACGCCACAACACCAAGGTTTAGCCGCATTGTCGGGCGGATTAACAGGTGCAATCGGTGGCGCAAGTAATAAACTCGCTGGACAGTTAGGCATTAGCGATATTGATACGATGCTCACAGGTGGCGCGGCTGGGCAAACGAACAAAGGTTTAGCGCGTCGAATGGTAGAAGGCGCGGCAATTGAAGGCGCATTAGAAGAAGCACCGCAATCCGCGCAAGAACAATACTTACAAAATTTAGCATTAGGTAAAAATCCAAGTGAAGGCGTTGGTAATGCAACAGCAATGGGTATGTTATCTGGTGGATTGATGGGCGCGGGTGCAGGTGTTTTGAATAAACCAGCGCGTCAAGATTATTTCAATCCTGTTTTGAATAAGCAACAGCCGCAATGGCAAGCACCGCAAGCAACGATTAAACCGAATGCTGTCCCAGCTACGCCACTTCAACAAGCAATCGATAACCAATATGCAGAAAATCAAAATGCGTACAACCCACTCGCGGGAACATGGGAACAACCTGATTTCAGAGTTGGGCAACACGCAACGGACATTAGAGATCAAGCGCAGAAACAAAACGCGCAAGCGATTGTCAACCAAAATTCTGTACAAGGTCAGGATTTGCAAGGTTATTTGGATGAACGGAATACCAACCAAAACGCATATAACCCGCTTGCGGGTGCTTGGGAAACACCAACTGCGGTAAATGTCGAAGAAGAAAACCGCCGCTTGATGGATGAAACGAATGCGAAAATTGACGCAATGCAATTCCAAAAAACACGCGCCAATCGTAACGAAGTGCTAAATCAAGTTTTAGGCTTGAATTTACCACCACAAGACATTTTGCCTGTTTATGAAGAAGCCTTAGCGCAACAGGGTTTTAATAACGCCAAAGCCGACGAATACGATTTAGACGCAATCGACTTGCATTTAACTGATAAAAACAAACCTGCAAAACCTGTCAGCGTTGAATACCAACCTAACGAAATGGATGTTGAATCGTTAGTCCCTGAAAAAACGAATGCACCACAAGCGCAATCTACACCGAATTTTGATTCAGTTGATAACTGGCTTGATGGTGGCGCGACATTAAAAGGCGGCTCACTGGTTAGCGCGAAAGGCAAAGAATTTAAGTTAAACAAAGCGCAGTTTGAATACGCGCAAAATAAAATCAATAGTAAAGATGACGGATCAACACAAAATCAAATCGCTGATGTATCAGCAACCAACGAAACAGAAACCACACCCGCCGAAACCGTTGCAAATCAGTTTGATGGCGCGGGTGTTCAAAAACAAAATGAACAATCAATAAATAGACAGCAAGGCGAATCATATAAACGATTTGATGACGACCACTTTAAACAGGGACTTTATGACAATGCCAACCAAATAAAAGTCTATGAAGATGCGTTAAGTAAAAATCCAAATGATGAAAGAGCAAAACTTGAGCTGGACAATCTAAACAATAAAAAGAAAGGGCTTGCTAACGCATGGTTTGTTAATAATTACGGCGATGAATACCAAAATGAGATTTACGACCAATACAACAACGCAAAAACACAGCAAGAAAAAGACGTTGCTTATAAAAAAATAACAGACTTTCAAGATTCAAATATCGTTGATAGTGAATTTAAAACAAGAAAGAAAAATGAATTTCAAAATGAAACCAATCTTCCAAACAATCAAACAAACGATGCACGAGTTGAGAGCGTTCAACAGTCAAATGATACCTTTTCACCAACACATGAACTCGCAGACGGCACACCTGTAACATTCGTTGATAACGAAGATGACAGTTATTTTGTTGATGCGAATGGTGATGAATATACGGCGGATGAAAGCGTAACGCCGATTGCGTCCGATACGCCAGCAACAAACACTGTTGTGAATGGTGAAACAGCGGTTGAGCAGACACAACAAGATGATTTAATCAATTCTCTTGCACAGAATTTAGCTGACCATTACCTGCAATATGGTAGAGAATCAACAAACAAAGAGTTTGAAAAAGAAATCAATAAGGATTATCGCGGTGCTGATTTTTCAAATGCACTTAGAAGCAAATTGCAATCCATCCTTATTGCTAATCCCGATGTTTCAGAGCAAGTTCAATCAGCAATAAAAGAGCAAGCGGATAAGGATAAAAAAAATGTATCATTACTACAAAAAGCAAGCGAGCGTAATGACTGGGAAGAAAAAAAGCATCTTACGGGTGACGCGGCAGTTCAGTATTTAATTGATATTGAGCAAGGAAGAAATAACCCTACCCAACAATCCGACCTAATCACCAAAAAAGGCGGCGTGCCTTTTGCGAGTGAAGCGATTGCAAACACACAAAGAACATTAAAAGGGTTAAATAAAACGTATAGCGTTGTGCCTGTCGATGGCGGGTTTGCGTTAAAACCGAATGACTTAACACAAGATGATGCAAAAAAGAAGGAAGAAAAAGCAGATAATTTTTTACCAGTAAAAAATAATGAAGAAAATTTACCAGTAAAAAATGAATCTAATTCTGTTCCAGTTTCTTACGACAATGTTCAAGGCTTATTAAAACGCCCGTCCGATGGTCAACCTTTCGCCGATGCAAACAAAGCACGGCAAGCGTTAAAAAATAATCCAAAACTCGATAACGAAGCGCATGACGTTGTACCTGTTCAAGGTGGTTATGCGATTGCGCCGATTGAAGCAATGGATTATTCACAGTTTAAAGCGTTGCCTGATAATGCGCCGCATTCGGATGGCGTGTTAGCGCAAACGTATGAAGCGTTGACAGGTAAAAAAGCAGAAGTAAAACCTGTCGAAAATAAAAATGGATTCAATGAAACAACCGTAAAAGGTACTTTTAGCAAAAAAATAGACGGCATTTTATTTAACACCAAAGAAAATAAAGATGGCACATTTAACTTAATTGCATCACGTCAACCATTAGAGAAAGGTTCAAACGTAGGCGCACAAAGTTTTGATTTAGGAATTCATGACAGTATTGAATCAGCAAGTAAGGCGGCTGATGAATATGCCGATAGAATTACTACATCATCTGTCGAAAAAACCGCAGAAAATAAACATATCGCGGGTGATATGTCGAAAAATGCGGGGGAAATCGATACGTCAAATGCACAATCGAACTTATCGAATAATTCGAGTAGTTCGGAAATTCCGAATAGCTCAAGTCAACCAGAACAATTTGTTACTGTAAAAGACCAATATGGTGTTTCTTATCGTGTTAAGCAATCTGAACTAGATGGAAATAACACGATTATTCGCACATTTACAAAAGATGGAAAACCAAAAGACCGTATCCATCGTGAAAATATAGATTTAACAGGCGAAAAAAATAAAGAATGGCTTAATGAGGTTAAAGATAATCCTCTTTTTAATGTCGTTACAGATAAAAATGGCAATACATTCAGTAACCCCACGAGTGCAAAAACTTATGCAACAAAAAACGGTTACGCAGAAACACATGAAGTTGTACCAGCAAGCACAATCAAAGACGGTGTTGAAGGTTACGCATTAAAAAGAAAAATTAGTGAAGAACCAACACAAACCGAATCGGCACAGGTTGAAAAACCAACAAGCCAAGAGCCTAAATCCAATTTCATCATGCCGCCAAAAGGCATGATTACGGAAGAAGAAAGGGCTGACATGGATGCCCTTAAAAAGAAATTCGCACAAGATATAAAAGCGGCAAATGAATCAGACCCAGTAGAAATTGCTCGTAAAGCAAAAATCGAAAAGGATTCTAACCGCCGTATGTATTATAACAAGTATTCAAAAGGCTTAATCTCAGAACTACAATATGAAATCGCAACAGGATTCGTCAATAATGAAACCGCCAGCGCAGACGAAGTAGCACAGCAAATTATTTCAAATGGTGCGTCATTAGGACTTGATAACAAAGCACAACAATTAGCGCAAGGCTTTAATTATGCAGCATATAAATCAGGAGATTTAAACGCAACAACAGGAATGGAATTTAAACGATTCTATTCTCAAAGTAATAATTTATTGAACACGTTAAATGATGATATTGCCGATACTTCTGTTAAAGGAATGGCGAAACATTTAATTGAGAAATTCAAAGCAGCCCAGCCAATCCACATCGAAAACGGCAAAGCCACACCTGCAACCGCGAAAGAAATCAACAAATCATTAACCAAAGGCGATAAAAACTCGAAGCGTTCTTTTGCAGAAATTAAAGCGGATTTACTCAGCCAAATTGATGACGCGATTAGTAAAGCGAAATCAGAAAAAGAGCAAGGCTACGAAATCAAAGGTCGTAATTACAGTTCAATCGTTGATACTTACGGCGAGCCTGTTTTCTTTAATGTCATTGGTGACGGTAAATTCCGTGTGCATAACACGAAAGAACACCTTGAAGATTTTAAAGCGCGTGTTGAAAAAGAAATGGTTGAAAATCAAACAGGACTTTATGAAAACAAAACACCACGCAAATTAAGTCGAACCAAAGCACCTTTGACACAAGCCAATTCTAAAATTGTGTTGGAGAATTACATTAAGGATGCGGAAGCGGATTTAAAACGCTCAAAACACCGCTATGCAAATGAAGAAGAAACAAAACAAACTGCCTACGACAACATGGATTTCGCAATCCAAATCGCCGAAGATGCAGGAATTACCGATAACCCAAAAATTGAGCAGTTCAAAAAGATGCTTAATGATGCGGGGTATTATGGTGATGCAAAAAAAAATGATGATGCGGTAGAAGAAAAAGCACCGCGAGTTGATACAACAACGCCAATAAAGCAAGTGATTCATAAACCATCGATTACGATTGATGACATTGAAGAAGGTGATGAAATTGCGGTACTTAGAAATGGATTAACCTCAAATAATGGCGGCTCAAGATATAACGGCGTTGTTATCAAAAAATACAAAACAAAATTTGATATTGAGGCTGATTACATGGGTAAGCCGCAAGTGCTTGAGAAGTTATCATTACCGACTAATCAGCCTATCATGCTTAGAAAAATGTCAGAGCCTGACACGATTTATACAACGGATAAAGAAAAGGTTGAATCTTGGAATAAACAACAAGCAGAAAAGAAAGCACCAACCACCGACACGAAACCTGCTACCGAAGTTAGTGTTGAATCAAATGAACCAGCTCAACCAACATTAACTAGTTCAGAACTTGAAAAAAGCCTAGCAAATGCGGCGCGTGATAGCGGTATCGGTTATAACCAAAACAAAGATGGTACATATAACTTAACTGTCGATGGTAAGCACGTTGCAACGGTTGATTATGCGCCAAGTTCAGCCGATCAAGTTACAGAACAAATCCTGAAAAACTATAAAGCGGCACTCGATAGTGAAGGCAAAACATTGCCTAGCAATCCCGAAGATATGACCCGCGACCAGTTTTTGATTGCTAATAAATTCGGTAATTTGATTGAAGATTTTGAAATCAGTGGCGCGGATATTCAAAACTCAACAGGCGGATTAAAGAAAAATGCAGATGGTGGATTTGAGATTGACCATGACGCGCTTTATGACAGGATTCAAGCACAGAAAAGTGAACGAGTTAAAAAGATTGATGCGCCTGAAACAATCAGCGAAGAAGATTATCTAAACAAACATGGCGCAGGTAGATGGTTTGGTGAATCCGCATTACACCATAACCGAGCAAAGGGTAAAACAGCACATCAAAAAAATGTTGATGCACAATCTCAAAAAGACACCGAGCTTTTTAATCGTCGTGAAGAATTACGCAAAGAATATCGAGAAAAAGTAGCGCGTGGCGAAATTAAAGAGCCAACACGAAATGAAGATCTTTTACGTCAATCAAGTGGTCATTCTGATAATGAATCAGTACAAGCCGCACGAAGATTGTTGTCTAAAAAATACAAAGACCTATCGCCACAACAACGCCTTGACCATGTAACAAACCTTGCAATATCGAATTATGAACAAGACAAAAAGTTTTATGACGGTATTTCTGAAAAAGAAATCAAAGGATTATTTTTAACGTCATTTTTCTTTAATCGCACAGAAAAAAATGCGGCTGATGCGTTTAAGAATTTGTCTGAAAAATTTATGTGGCAAGAAGCATTGCCAATGAAATTAGCATTTGATTTGTTTAATTTAGGTAATGAAAAAGACAATCATAGCCTGTTGTTTGAAAAAGCGGGTAAAGACGAATATCGCCTTTCTGATAAAGCGCGATATTTAATCAAAGGCGTTTATGGTGATATTAGCGCAATCGATAAAAATAGCCGTTTCGATGGTGGGAAAACGGTTGATGATGAAATCAAACCGAGCAAATCCACCACACCAAACACCGACAACCACACCCGCGTTACTTTAACGGGTAGATTGGCAAAAGTGATGCAAGACACTTTCGGAAAAGGTTGGTTTGGTCGATTGATTAGCACGGGTAAGTTTAAGGTTGTTGATAGCAAACAAGCCAATGAGATTATCAATGGTAAAACGGTTAAGCATTCGATTGATGGCAACATCCTAGCTTTCTACAATCCAGCGGATCAAACCACCTACTTTGTCGCAGATAATATCAGCAAAAACACCAGTGACAGCGCGTTAAAAGGTTTAATGCTTCACGAATTAGGTGTTCATGCGTTTGAGTTTGGAAAAAATAAGGCTGATTATCAAGCGATTCTTAATCAAGCAAAGGTAATGATTGAATCGAATAACCCTAAAATAAAAAAAGCTCTTAATAGAGCATTAAAATCATTTGGAATTAGCGAGCTTCCAAGCATTAGAATGGGTGAGAGCGTCAACGGATACACCTATTCTAGTAGCAATATCTTTTCTGCAAAGTCCACTATCAAGACATTCCTTGATGAAATCCAAGCTATATCTAGTTCTTCTGTACATAGGAGCATAACAGCCGATAGATTTAAGGATGTTTCTAACGGCAGATTCAGTGCAACCGATGATTTTGCTAATTTCCTTGTAAGTAGCACCATTGGAGCGAAGGGATTTGATGCGCTCAGTATCCCTATGGATAGTGGAATGTTCTCTAGCATGAGAAACAACGTCAGTGATGACAAGATTTTCAATTCTATTGTCCAATTTATTCCTATTGATGTGATGAATATGCTCGTCACTGGTAAGGTTTCGCCCGATATGAATCTCCATAATGTGGCGGTGTTCATAAACTTGCTTTCCATTAACGCTAATGATTCTATATCCGCCACTTCCGATACTTCCAGTTCTGTCCTTGTGTCTGAACTTCATAGCGCAAGATTTACTACAGGAAAAATTAAAGTCAATTCCTCTCCTAGTGATAATCGATTCGGAGATGTAAATAATTTTTCCACAGGTAACGCAGTTTTTACTGATTCTAGTCATAAAAAAACGAATCTTGATAATTATAATAAAAGTAAAATTATAACTCAGGATGATATATTAAATGAAGTATTAGCTTATTTAGTTGAAAACCACCCGAATTTAGATGTTGTTCAACGTGCGCTTGCATGGTTTAGAAATGCGTTGCGTGTGATTGGGAATAATTTGAAAGGCTTAGAAAAAGTTAAATTTATGCAATGGGCGAATAAACTCACGCCCGAAGATTTAACTTACATGGCAACTAGCGCGTTGAGAAAGGCGGATAGTAATTTACGACCACAACCGCCTAAAGGTGGGGTGAAGTTTAGTAAAGATGCGTTACTCGCACCAAACGGCAAACCTTCAAACCTAAACGCAATGCAACACGCACAGGTAAGAACGCCAGAGTTTAAAGCGTGGTTCGGTGATTGGGAAAATGACCCGCAGAATGCGAGTAAGGTTGTTGATGAAAATGGTGAGCCGTTGGTTGTTTATCATGGGACTGACGCAGATTTTTCAGAGTTTATGAAAAAAGATGCTAAACACGGAAGGCTTGGCGGTGATGGTTATTATTTTGCCTATGACAGCAATATATCCAGTGGATATGCAAAAAAAACCAACGGTGTTCTTATGCCCGTTTTTCTGAATTTAAAAGACCCTTTTTATGGAAATCCTTTTAAATTAGAAGAGCCTAGAAAAAGCATGGTGCTAGACGGAGAGGGGGATTTTGATAATGTTCTTAAAAATGCTGGATTTGATTCTAAAATAGATAAAGATGTTGGAATCTTAATCGCCTTTGAATCCAACCAAATCAAATCCGCCACAGGAAACAACGGCAACTTTGACGCGAAAAATAACGACATTCGTTACAGTAAAACCGTTACCTTTGAAGATACGCAAGGCAAAGTCACACAAGACGATTACGACAAAAGCCGTGAAATCCAAAAAAACAAATGGACACATTTCAAAGATACGTCAAAACGATTTGCTAATGAATTTACGCATGGCGCGGGTAATTTCCTCAGTGGCGCACGCACGCGATTAGAAAATATCAGTCCAAAACTTGGCGCAAAATACATTCAACTTGAACGCAACATTGTGACGCATGAAGCAAAAGCGATTAAAGCGGTGCAACCGTTTTTAGCGAAAGCGCGAACCATGACGAAAAACGACCAAGCCGATTTTGATTACGCTATGAAAAATGCGGACAGTGACAAAATTAACCAATTGGTTGATAAGTACGCCATGCGCGATGAATACAATGCTACCCGCGCAACGCTTGATAAATTACGCGAAGATGCGATTGATACAGGTTTAGCAATCGGTAAAATTGAGGAGTATTTCCCGCGTGTGTTGCGCGATGCAAAAGGATTGCTTAACGCAATGGGTAAAGGTGATGCATTCCCTGTCTTTACACGCCGAATCCGTGAATACGCGCAAGAATTAGGTGTAAATTATTCGCAATTATCTGACGATTTAAAAGCTGAACTAATTAACAGCATGATTGAAAATAATTACAACGGCATGGGCGGATTATCAGTGACAAAAGAACGCAAGTTTGAAAAAATCCCCCCTGAATTAAATCAATTTTATTTAGATTCCAGCGCGGCAATGATGCAACACATACACCAAATGGTGAAGCACATTGAATACCGCCGATTCTTAGGTCATGTCCCTGAAAAAGTCGGTAGCATTCGTCGAGAATTAGGCAAAACACAAGCTGAAATCGTGAATTTGAATCATCAAATTAAAGTATCTGACGATGAACAAACAACGGCGGATCTAAAAAAACAACGCAATGAACTCATCGGCACAGAAAAACAATTAAGCGCGTATTTAGGTAAGTATTTATTGCAACGTGATTACAAAGAAAACATTGCAACCTATATCATCAAAGCGATTGCAGACGGAGAAATCTCACACAGTCAAGAACATGATGTACATGAAATTCTAAGCGCACGATTACACGAACATGGCGCGACAGGTGTTTGGGCGGCTTATAAAAATTTATCGCTAATTGACACGATGGGTTCACCGATTTCAGCGATTACGCAGATTGGTGATTTTGCGTGGGCATTGTATGAAGGCGGTGGATTATTTAGCGCGGGTGGTTATAAAGCAATTGGCAAAGCATTACGCGGTCAAGCGGCATTCGATAGAACGGATTACGGTTTAGAGCGTATCGCGCAAGAATTTACTGAATCTGATACTTTTGCCAAAGCGGTTGATAAAACGTTTGGTATTGTGGGAATCAAAGCGATTACTGGAAAAGCGGCTGATTCGTTGCTTAATGCCATTTCAGATAAATTAACCAAGCAAGCTAAAGCGAATCATCCCGATTTAATGAAAAAACTCGAAACGTATTTTGATAAAGATGCGCCGCAAGTTTTAAGTGATTTGAAAAAAGGGGTGATTAACGATAATACGCGCTTGATGATTTACAGTCGTTATTTAGATTTTGCGCCTGTTGCCATGTCGGAATTGCCGATTAAATACCAAACCGCAGGAAACGGGCGATTGTTTTACACATTGAAAACATACACCTTAAAGCTGTTTGACGTTTATCGTCGTGAAGCGGCGCGGGAGATTTTCTCAGGTGATAAACAACGTGCGATGCAAGGCATGAAAAACCTTGTTTCGATTATGGCGTTATTGATGCTAACTGGCGCGGGTGGGGATGCGTTAAAAGATTGGTTGTTGGGCAGAAAAACCGATTTTGACGACCGCATTATTGATAACCTTTGGAAACTCGCAGGACTATCAAAATTCATTACATGGCAAGTTAGACGTGAAGGTATTGGAACTGCCGCATTAAAACAAATGTTACCGCCGTTTGCGTTTATGAATGCACTAGGTAATGACGTTATTCATGCCACCGATATTAACCGTCATCCTAAAAATGAAATGTGGGTAAATGGCTTAGATGTGACTAATTCCATTCCTGTTGTTGGTAAGATTTATTACTGGCAAGTTGGCAGAGGAACGCAAAAACGAAAAGAAATTTATGACATTCGTTTCAATAAAGAAAAACAAAAACTCAGTGATGTTAATGATGAATTTGAACAATTGGAAGGCGAAGATAAAGCCGCGTTCTTGAAAAAGCACAGAACAGAACTTGAGCGTTTTCATTATGCTAATCGCGTTCAAGCAAGATTGAATAAATTGAAATCGGTTATTAACAAGCAACGAACACTGCCCAAAACAAAAGAGCGCGAATCAACCATTGAGAAAATTGAACAAATGCGTGAAACGGTGATAGCAAATTTTATGCAGTGAAAAAAAGGACTGATTTATGAATGAAAAACCCGATGATGCGTTTGAAAAATATGCGGATATGGATTTTAGCAATGCGAAAAAAGCCAGTGAAGTTCCCGCTTTAGCAGAGTTACAAGCTGAACAAAAGGAAGATTCGGAAATTGACCCGAAGTTGAGAATTGAATAAATAAAAAGCCGATGCTGGAATTCCATCATCGGCTTTTTTAAACTACGCTTTCAATGTAGCGTTTTTAGCAATAAATTCCAATTCGGCTAATCTTACGCTTAAACTCACCGTCCATTCTCAACCCTATTTATGTAGCTGTAGTATTCAATCATTGTTTTCTCCAAAATGCTGTTGATAGTATTCGACCTCTTTCTTGGCTTGTCTTAACCTAAAGTATGCTTTGATAAATGGCGATATTGGCAAAAGCATCAAAAATAACAAGGCTAAAATACCATCAAATAAATGTTTTAAGGCTTCAGATAGATCATAAGCAAATTCATCAAACATCTTAAAAGCCAACCACCAGTAACCCAACTTCACGATATTGCTATCACAGTAACGAATCGAGTTATCCTCTTCTCTAACTAAATCATCCATCACTTAATTTCTTTTGGTTAGTAGCGCGAACATTATTAAAATCAACTTTCATTTTTCACTTCCACTAACTATAACTTCTAAATCAGGCTCGAAAAATTCGAGCAGTTCTTTAAATCTTTCATCCGAAAAACTAATTGTATTTAGCCCATCAGCAAGTCCCCATTCTTCTAAATCACTACGAGTAAAATTCATATTAGCACTATCTAACGATAAATAGACATTCATTTTTCTCTCTCCTAAAAAGGCAACTCGTAAAACGAATCGCAGTGTTTCCCGTAAAATTCAACGGGTGGATTTGCTTTAAACGCTTCGCAAAATCCGTTGTGAAAATGGTCACACTCTTGACAAGGTGTGACTGTTGGGGTTGCTTCAAGTATTTCCAAATACCGCTTGACTAAAATAATTTGTTCCTGCTTTTGGTGCGGGGTTAGGTAACTGGTTGGCATTGCTTGTACTTGTGACATGACCTTGTATCTCCGTGTATTTGCCATTTTTTATAACAGTAATGGCGGTTGGTTTAGTTAATTCGTGAAAACGTGCTTTTGCTTCGGCGGTGCTTGATGGAAACGGTAATAACCCGCCCATTTTTGCCCACCAATTTTCAGCCTTACGGCGTGGAAAACCTTGATGATTAAAACAAATGTATTCCGCAACGGCGCGGGTTAAGTTCCCCGCGTTAAGTGGAAAATAAGACACGCGCAATGTGTCGAGTGCTTCATATTTTTGATGAATAGCCGCCGACCAATTGAATACTTCCATTAAATTCGGATTCACACCCGTTGATAAAATGGGCGCGTCACTGCTTTGCGCGTTGATGCTGACGTTTCGTTCAACGACAAATTCAAAGCCACACGCACAAAAACGCGCTGTCGGTTGATTGATTGCGCCGCATGACGGGCATTTTTTAGATGCACTGCCGCTTGATTCTTTTTTCTTGATAACTTCTTTGCGCCCTTGCACTTGGTCGATTGCGCCGAGTGTTTCAGTTGTGTCGGTAAAATCAAGCCACAAACAGTTTGCTTTGTCGGGATGCAAGCGCATTCCACGACCACCGACTTGAACATATAAAACGGGCGACTTCGTATTTCGTGCAAGAGCAATTAAATCAGTGCGTGGCGCGTCAAAGCCAACCGTTAAAACCATACAATTTACGAGATAACGAATCCGTCCCGTTTTGTATTGATTGATAATGAAATCACGCTGACCTGTTGGCATTGCACCGTGAACAATCCCACCTGAAATACCGCGCTTTTTTAATGCTTCATGCAAATGTTCACAATGCGCTACGTCCACACCAAAAACTAACCACGCTTTGCGGTCGTGTCCTTTTTCGATAATTTCATCAACAATCGCGCTGGTTACTTCGTCGCGGTCAATCGCTTTGGCGAGTTCGTTAATGTTGTAATCGCCTGTGGCACTGTTGATTTTTACGCCTGAAATATCAGTTTTCGTGCGGGTATTGCTTAAAACCAATGGCGATAAAAAACCCAATTCCAGCAGTTCACGCATTCCTACTTTTGACGCAATCGCGTTAAAAATCGCTTCTTTGCCTTCGGTTAGCCAAATACCATTGCCGCGAAATGGCGTACCTGTAAAACCAATAACGCGAAACTTCGGATTGAGTTTTTGGTAATCGCTAATCATTTGACGATACATACCTGTTTCTTTGCGTGAAACGTTATGACATTCATCAATAAAACACAGATTAAACGCGCCCGTGTGCATAGCTTTGTTATAAACGCTACCGATTGTGGCAAAGACGATTTTGGCGTGCGGGTTCTTTTTGCCTAGCCCCGCACTGTACAAACCCATATCGCCTTCGGGGTAAATCTCTTTGAGTTTTTCGTAGTTTTGCGCGGCAAGTTCACGGCTGGCGACTGCCATTAAAATACGTTGGTTTGGGTATTGCTCAATAATGCGGCGGCATAATTCCGCAATAATTAAACTTTTACCCGCACCGACACAGGCATCAATGATGGGATTACCTGTTAAATTTGCCATGAACCATGCAAATAGTTCTTCGATGGTTCGCTCTTGATAAGGTCGGAGTGTGTATTTCATACATTCACCACGACATTTTCACTTGCGCGACTAACAGCCACATACAAACAACGCAACGCTTCATCACGATTCGGATTGCTTAAAATATCTTTGGCATCAACAAAAACATTCTCAAACGTACTGCCTTGTGAGTTATGGACAACAGCACCGTTATAGATAAAATTGTGGTCGTCACTAACCTCAATATCCATCATTTCTACTTCTTTTCCTGTATAACCAGTTTCAATAACTTGGTCATAAAAATAAAAAGAATCTAAAATCTTTATCAAACAATCTGGTGGTGAAATACCGCGTTCTTGAAGGTGATTAACAAGCATTTCAAGGTGAAAATAAGATAGATTTTTATGACCTAACATACTTCCGATAAATTTACTTTTGTTGGCATATAAACCCTGTCCTTTTTTTCCTTTCCCCATATTTTTACTAAGTAATTCTTTTATAATGTTCTTAGTGTTTAATGATTCAGGAATAAAATTAACTGAGCTTTTTCCTTTTACTTTTTTACATACTTGAATCAATCTATCGGTCTTGTAATCAATACTAAATCCGATTTGTTTGAGATACTTTATGCAATCATCGCTATACACGCTGAGCGTGTATGCACCGTTATGATTACTTTTATACGGTAGGCGATAACTTTTTCTACCGATAATCCCAAATTCTTGCAATAACATCATTACGTCATCTATTAAAGATTCTGAAATACTAACAAGTCTTAAACAACTATTTTTGTTACCACATGAACCATCACTATCCATAAGACCACGAATAAAATTAGCCTTTTGATTTCGCGTTTCTAATCGGCATATTTTTTTATTGGTTCTTGTAACCCTATCTAGCCCAATAGCAAGCAATTCATCACGCAATAACTTACTTTCTGCTGATAAAGTAACTGCCTTATTTCCTGCTTTTTTATATGTATAAACAGTTGAGCCATGCTTACCCAAAAACTCTTTAACTAATGGGATAACATTTGAATCGCCCATGATAGTTACATCTACGCGATTACTCTTATATGAATAACACCCATCACCAACTAAAAAACCATACGCCCAATAATTAAGGTCAAATGAAAATTCATGCTCATTTTTATTGCGCCAAATAGATAAATGATCATTAACATCTATTGCTTTAGCTTCTTTATACGAACTGTCAGGCATTAAGTATCTATGCTCAGGAGATGAAATAAATAACCTTCCTGATTTTGTTTTTATAAAAAATTCAGGCTTTAATCCTGTCTTTACAGAATCAGAAATGGTTTTTATATTTCCACTTCCAGAAACAATAGAATCCCCTATTGATAACTGCTCAATAGTTTTTAATTCTTTTCCCGTTAGAATTTTTGATGTTAGTGGTAAGCATTTATGCGCGGTCATCGCGTAAGCAGGTCGAATATCCGCAAAATACTTTTTCAACATCCAAAAGGTGAACCATGCAAAACTACCACGACCGCTTTTAATACAATCGGCGATAAAGCCTAGCATCTCTTTTAACGCTTCTTTGTCGCCGATAACACACGTCACAACAGGTTCTTCGCCGTCAATGATTTTGCAAGTAATTGAATAACGCGCAATCACAAACGGACGAAAGTTAAAACCACCTTCTGCTTGCGTGGGTGTTGGCGCGAAAATGAAATCATCAATTTTCACAATGCTTTGCACAATCGCTTCGGTTTCAGTGCTGCACAACACGTTATCCCAACCACCAACAACGCCCGTTTCCATTGTGAAATCGGTTTTTGTGCTGATTTGGTGTAATGGACTGCTAAAAATCACAGGTTCACCAATCGCAAACGGCGTGCTTAAATTCGGATAACGGATTGCTTGAATGTGCTTGTTGTATTCGTCAACCGTTTTATTACGCCATGCGATAACACGAAAACGATCGTAGTTTTCGTCAAACTTTCCATCGAGAAACGCGGACGGCATCCAGTTGTAAAACAATTCGCCTGACATAATGTGAACGCCGATATTACCCGCTTCATTGGTTGCCGCGATAAATTCAGGCATTCCACCGTTTTCAATACAGTCACGAATATCCGTACATAATCCTAAAATCGGGTTTTCGTCCCGTTGACGCATGACTTTGGTTAAAGTCACTTTGTTGTTAATCGCAAACGTTGGTGACATTTCCTCACCAACAGGCGGCAATTGACACGAATCACCCATAAAAATGATTTTGGTGTCACTGTATTTTACGGCGCGGTGAATATAACTAAGTAATTCCGTGCTAATCATCGACATTTCGTCGATAACCACAACGTCATATTTATCTAAATCACTGCGACCACCTGATTTAATCACTTCTTTGTCATGCTTCATTTCAATTTTCAAACCGAGCAGTTGAAAGATTGTTGAGCAAGTCACGTTTAAACCGCGTTGAATTGCCATGCGTTTTAACACACGCACGGCTTTGTTTGTTGGCGCGGTAAAGCACACGCGCTTATTTGGTATGTGTTCTAAAAAGTGCTGAATCGTCGATGATTTTCCTACGCCCGCATAGCCAATGATTGAGAAAAATTGCCCGTCATAACCGTTTGTAAATTCGGTCATGGTTTTAATCGCGTGGTTTTGGTCGTCGTTTAAGATGATGCTCATTTTTCACCTCCTAAAATTCATCATCTTTTAAAACAACCGTTTCTGATATTTCGCCGCCGCAGTAGGGACAAAACTTAAATCTACCTTTTTTAAATTCCCTATTTTCAAAATTCTCAATATCATCATCCACAAACCACATGAAACTTTCACCGCATTCAGTGAAATGTCCTTCAAAATAATCTCCGTCTGATGGCTCATAACAAGTCCATTCGCAACTTTTTATAAAAACCACTGGGTTTCTTCTCAAAAACTCGTTAATTGTTTGTCTTGTAGATTTCCAATACACAGGGTTTAAAATTTGAGCAAGCTCAGTTATCTTTTGGAGGGAAAGTCTTTTTTCAAAAATCATTGGATTACCTCCGCACCAAACATACTTTTAATCGTATCCACACCAATATCACCAATCGCATTACAATCCTGCGCGGCGTTTAGCTCTTTGCTTGTGTAAAACCCTTTGCCATTTTTAAAGGTTGTCCTATTGTCTTTTTGGTATTCAACCCAGTTTTCATCTTGATTCGCGTCAATCGGTTTCGCGTAAGGAATCAATGACGGAATAAACAAATGTTCGTCACAGCCTTTTTCTTGAAAATGGTGTGGAATGTTTTGATTGTTAAATTTCACGCATTGCCATTCGCCGTCACTGGCGGGGCTTGAGTGCAAGCAGGTTCGGCAGTTGGCTTTGGCAACTTGGTTTTCGTAACACAATGAATTGAAATGACACATTTTGCATTGATACGCACTTTCACCAAGTCCGCACGGCATTTGATTTGCGTCTTTGATTCGTTGCGCTTTAGCGATAAGTTTATTTGCATAGTCGGGGTTGGCTTCGGTTCTGATGGCAATTGTGTTTCTTGCACCTGCACTGGTACAAACTAAGTAATGGCGCGTTAAGTACAGCGCGTGCATATAGAGAACCGCTTGCGCGTAATACAAAACGTTCCATTCTTTTAACGCTTGTTTTTCGCCGTGCTTTGCAATCGCGTTTTGCAGTTCTGCTTGTTTCTTTTCGTCACAGCTTTTGACTTCCCAAACGTGTTCCGTTTGTGGGGCTTGCAATAATCCTGTGATACGTCCGTCAATTCGACCGCGTAAATGCCCATCAACTAGGCTAATGCCGAATTGAAAGCCTGTTGCAATGTCGATGGTTTTGACAGAAAAACCAGCGTGTGCGAATCGGTTTGCCATAACATCTTCGGCTCTGTAACCATCTTCAAAACGGTACAATTGCTGCGCCGTAAATTCTTCGGGCTTTGCCATTCTGAAATTGAGCCACAATTTACGCTCGCACAAATCGCCAATGGTTGACGCGCCTAGATACGGTGGTTTTCTGATTTTTGAAGCGTTGCCTTGCACGGTAGCAAGGTCAATCTGTTCAAGTGTTGGGTCAGTTGTTAAAATTTTAGATAGATCAGTCATTTTCGTTGCTCTTGCTTTGTTAATGAAAAAGACAAGCGATCTAGTCCATCACTTGCCTTTGTTTTACTGATTGAAAGTGTTATCTATCCCACGCCGCGACGGGTGCGCCGTTAGTTTGGGGTACTGGTTGTGGCGCAGGTGCTTGTGCTTGAGGAGCAAAAGGCGCAGGTTGTTGTGGCGCGTAAGCAGGTGCTTGTGCTTGAGCAGTAAAGCCTTGCGCGGCTTCTGCTTTTTTGTAGGCTTTGATTTCGTTGCGTTGCCCCTCAGGGATAACTTCCCCAGCGCGGGTTTTTTCGTTGTAAGCGATTCGCACAATCATCGGAATGTTATGCAATTCTGCACTGTCTTGTAGTGCCGACCCTTTGGCTTTGCCTTGTGCATCACAAATACTTTGCAATGTTTGACGTGCGATTTGTGACGCGGTTGGGTTTTTATTCACCAAATTCAAGCGATCAAAGATTTTGCGCCCATTGTATTTATCACCCATGATAGTGAGCGTTAAATTCAAATACTGTCCCATGCGGTCTTTGGTTTCTTTCATTTCTGAATCTGTGATCATCACTTGATAATCGCCAGCAGGTAAATCATCAAAACTTGATGCTTCTTCACTGCCAACGGTGTAATTGATTGCCGCCATGTGAAACATAACTGGTTTAACGATTGCGAATAATAAAGCGATTGGATTTAATAAAGTTTTCATAGTTAGTTACCTTTTTAGTTCATTGAATTGATAAATGCGTTGTAAAAATCTGCCCAAATCAAGGGCAAGGTGTTTGGCAAGTTGTAACGGCTACCACTCATACAGCTTGCGCTTTTAATAACGAGTTCATTTATGACGTTTTCATTGTTAATCGCCTTAAATTCACCGATGTTATTTTTGGAAATGACAACGGGTCTGCGCCCGTAGCCTATGATGTCTGCCCATTCTGTTAAAAGGGCGGATGCGGTTTTGTGCAACTTGAGCGTTGCAATGTCGTAGCTCTCTTTTTCGGGGTCTTTAACCTCTTGAATTGAAGAATGACAAATTACAATCACAAACATTCCGCGACTTTTATTGAGTTCATCAAGCAAGTTGAGAATGTCTTTAAAGTAGTTGTGCGATTCGATGTAGGCTTTGCCATAACCGCCACTGGCTTCTGTGATAATTTTTTTGTTGTCGGCTTTGCACAATTCTTCATGGACGATTTTTTCAAACCAATCCGCCGAATCTAAAACGACCGTTTTAAATTCATGTGGTTGTGTCATCAATGCCATCAAGTATTCGCGCACGTCTTTTGATGACTTAGCGAGTGGGAACGCTTGCGCGTCAATGCCGTTTAAACCATCTTCCGTTTGAATGAAGATAGGATTTGGCGCACACGCGGAAAAGGTTGACTTGCCGATTTTAGGCTGACCATGCAACAAGATACGCGGCGGCGTGGCGTGTTTTGTTTTTTTGATAACGTCGAGAGAAATCATAAAACCACCTCAACTTTTACCGCTGTTTTCGCAGGCTTTACCGTAATTGCTTGTCTGCAAATGTCCCAAATCTCAGGTTCATTCGCTTCAATCCAACGTGCGCCTTCGGCGTTCACTTTCAGTTTTGTTTCCACTTCGACAACGCCCTGCATTTCAAGTGGCACAAGTTCTTTAATTAACGCCCATTCTTTAACATCAACCGTGCGATTGAGTTTGTTAGTCAACGTGACTTTGAAATCACCGTGTTTTTGTGTTTCACTGCCTTCTGGTTTCACAAAAGAAAGCAATGTGATTAACTGCATTTCTAACGCAACGCGATCCGCATTTGCGCGATCTTCGCGCTTTTTTGCTTCACGGATTTTGCTTAATAGGTCAATAGCTTGTTCGTTCATTTTTATAATCCGATTAAGATTTTTATACACTCAACGCCAAAAAAACAGCGTTATCAACATCGTGACGCAATCCGCCACGTTCTTTTACGGCTTTGGCAATTGCCGCAATCAATAAGGCTTTTTCAACTGTCATAAATCACCTCAATAAAACAGTAGCTTTCCAATTTTCACGGCTTTGGTTTTCGTTTTGTAACGTTTGCCCATTTTTACCGTATTGAAAAACTGATAATTACCTTTCAGCTTGTTACTTCTAAGCTGTCCAAATAAAACACGCGCTGAAATGTCTAACGCTTGTTTTAGTGCCTTTTTATCTGCATTGGCAGAAGCCTTCGGCATTGGCAAAACATGACCGTTTTTTACCCATGAAAATTGATTGCGCTTTGCAATCACACGACACACAGACGTTTTGTCTGTTGTTTTGCGTGCCATGACAACATGAGCAACGGCGAGTTGCGCGGCGGGTGTTTCACTTCTCGCTTCTTTGTATAACGCCGCAGTTAAACAAAGGACTTGCATTGTTATCACGCGATAACGCCGCGTTTGCTCGCAATGCTTTGACGCATGGCGCGGTACAACTTGTTTTTCAATTTTCTTGATTTCATATCGTCAATTTCTTTTTTACAATCCAGTGAAATAGCCGTTAAAGAAATCAGCAAAACTGTGAGCAACATTAAATAAGCCATAAATAACCTCTTTAAAAAAATGCCATGCCGTTTTGCAACATGGCGAGTTTAGGATGGTTACAACAAGTGCATAAGAATCTTATGCAGTGGTTGTCATTTTAGTGCGATTTTTACAGTTGTCAAACAGTTTCGCATAAAATTTGATTATTATTTTTTTACAGGTGTAAAATTACACCTATATTTATATTTTGTTTTTTTAGGAAGTAAGTTTTTAGGCAAAAAAAATCCCCGCGTTGCGAAAGTGGCGCGGGGATTTTTTTATGCGCGACATTGTGTCACATTTAAAAATTAACTGGTTGCGGGTAAGCTAGTCATCATTTCAATCCTTTTTATTCAAATCGCCATGCTTAAATATATCGCTATGTCCATTGCCGCGTTCTTGCCTGTTGGCGCGTACCAATTATCAAAATTCAATTATCCACTAAATGACGCAATCAAAATCACAGCCAGTTTAAGCATTGGCGCGGTGTGGTTTTTGATTGAAAACAACGTCTATTTCAGCGGCATTATTGCGGCGGGTTCGTATTTTGTGTTGAGAATGAAATAATGAAACAGCAAGGTTTTACACTCGTTGAACTTCTCACTGTCATGTTGCTACTCGTTGCAATGGCAACGATTACTGTTAAATCTGTTGGGCAATTTTCCTTTGATAGTCGTTATCAAATCACCGCCGACCGTTACGACAAAATCAAAACCGCCATTTTAGGTAATCCAAATCAAACGATTAACGGGCATCCGAGTGTTAGCGGTTTTGTTGCGGATATGGGACGGTTGCCGAATTGTTTGAGGGAATTGATTGATGGGCAATGCACCACAAATGGAGGAGCTACATCTCAAATTGGACATTGTTTAGATGGCACTAATGCAGATAAAGAAACTTGTAAAAACAATGGGTATGCGTGGGAATACACGATACCAGTTCAACCAAGTTCGCATTGTGAAGATACCGCATACAACAATAGATTGGATTGTGAAACAGCAACAAAAAAATGGATTACAGGTTCTTGTTATAAACCAAGTACAAAAGAATTCGATGATACAAAAAAAATACAAGTAGATTGCAATACAGCATCTTATGTTTGGACAGAATACGTTAGCTTTAGTTATGGATGGAAAGGTGCTTACATTGCTACAGCGAATAATCCGAATGAAATAAATGCTTTTGCTGATGGTTGGGGACGACCTGCACAAGGGATTTGTGATAACAATTCAAATAATTCAGCAGATTACGCTAAAAACCTGCATTCAAATTACACGGAATGCCAAAACAGGTTTAATCCTGCAACTGGTAGCGGAATAATATCAGGATATTGCAAACGTTCTGATGGTTTAATTTCAACAGATGCAAATTATGTTGATTGTGCGAATCATGGCAATACTTGGATTGATGACAATTACGGATGGTACTTTAATCAAACAAAAGCAATTCCTAATTCATTAACAATTATGAGTTACGGTAAAGATTATATTTATGATGATTATCCAAATAATGCTTTGCCAGCGGAACAATATGATCGTGATTATCCGAGTAATCCATCTCCAGCGATAGTATCAAGCGATTGGAAAACTGCAACAAAAACAGTCAATGTAACGCTTACCCCGATTAGTAACATTATTTACACTGCGCCGATAATAGAAAGACCGAATGTTGAACCAAACTGTTCAGATAGCGGGGGAACTTTTGTAGATGCAAATACTCCTAAATGTGCAATGCCATTGGAATATAACAAAAATGGTTGTGAACATACAAAAGTTGGTGGCTCTTGGTCAACTTATTGCTCAAAAGTTTATGTTCAATCTTGGTGGTCATGCAAAAAATTAGGCGGGGTTTGGGACAATCAAAAATGCTTATTATCTTCAGCCACTTCCATTTGTCTTGAAATTAGACAACAAAATAACACTATTAAAACTGTAGCCATAAATCCAATTGTTGAAAATGGAAATACCCAAATTGTTACATTTCAACTTCCAGATACATTACCGATGGGGCAAGTTGCCTTTAGGATAATAACCGATTGTGTTTCAGTAAATCCAATCACCTACCCAACAGCAGGTCGTGACTTCAAAATCGTGGACATTCTCCCCAACCGTTCACTAAATTTTGACTGGTAAAAATTATAGGATTCTTGAAAATTGTTGTATGGCGTGGCAATATGACTAACCGCAATCAGTGATGGGTATTGGTTGCGGTAACGGTCTCCCGTGGTTTCATCTAGGGAGATTCGTACTCTCCTTAGTGAAAACACGGAAGTTTATCAACCACACAAAAGGAGAAACACATGGCAATGCTTTTTCGCCGTTTCCTTAGATATGTATTGAAAGAAGTTGGATTGGATTTATTCCAACAACTAATGGATTTCTTGCATTCTATGTTGTTTTTTAACTAAGGTTTAAACCCTAGCCTGTTGTGAGTTGACGCTCACAGCAGGTTTTTTTATGTCTTTTAACGGGGTTAGATTTTAGATTAAGCCTTATTGGTTTGCAAAGGTTTTGTTTAGGGTATTCTAAAAAACAAGAATTCATGTGATTAAGATTTTTATACATAAATCTTTTTAAAACAACCACTTGACAGCAACACGAAAACAGGATTATTCTGTTTTCGCAGTCACGAGATTGCACTGGCTTGAACACCAGTTACAGTGAGCGTTACCCGCATACGAAAATCACGCGGTTTTTTTGTGCCTACCAGTTTTCACGATTCGCCGCATTTGCGGTAAAATCGCCGTGTGAATTGGAGTTGTTGAGAATAACCAATATCAACAGCAGCACTTACTGGCTGTGTTCAACCTCCAATTCACGCCACTTCGGTGGCATTTGAACAATCACAGTAAGGATTCAAAAATGAACAATTCATCTATCTTCACAGCAACCTACCAAGATACTTTTGCCGTTAGTTTCACAAATGACGGTTGGATTAACGCCACACAAATTGCCAAACAATACGGTAAAAAACCAGACGATTATTTAAAGTCTGACCGCACCAAAGATTACATTTCAGCGTTGATTGATTCATTATTTCCCGTAGCGGGAAATCCCGTAACGGAACAAAAAAGCACTTCTCTAAAAATCGAAGTGAAACAAAATCAATTGGTTAGAATTAAAAACGGCGGTAGAGATGGCGAAAAAGGCACATGGTTTCACCCAAAACTAGCAATTGATTTCGCCCGTTGGCTTAACGCTAAATTCGCTGTTTGGTGCGACCTTCAAATTGAAAAAATCCTAAAAGGCAAAACGGTTGATATTGACCCTATCAACACGCCAACACAAAAACCGAATGATTCGGACAGCTACTTTGCCAAACACGGCTACCGTCAGCACATCACCGAAGCGATGAAAACGCATTTGAAGCACCACGTTAGCACTTTAACCCGTGACAGCAACTGCACACCAAAATCAATTTGGGGCGAATTTGGCAAACATTTTGGTATTCGCAGTTATCAATACTTGCCGATTGAGAAATATCCTGCCGCGTGTACTTACTTTGGCATTTTGCCTATTTTTGAACCTGAACACACCAATAACTTTAAATTGGTTGATGTGGCAGAACTCGAACAATTACGAAAAGACGCAACGATTGACGACACGATGACGTTAATCAGCAAAAAACGGCTTGCAGAATTAGAGATTTTGGCAACGCAAGCCACAGACGAACATTACCGCCGTAAAGAAACGACTAGCGGTTTAAAAGCAGAAATGAAATTACGCGCCGATGTTGATCGTGGTATTAACAAAATTTTTGATGGGTTGGATATTTTGACAGGCTTAAAACCGATAGACATTTTCGCTGAATAACAAAAAAGGGCGGCTTAAAAACCGCCCTTTTTTTATGCAAACGTTTTAATAGTTCGCTTTGCAATCGTTTCAAAATCATAATCCGTGAGTTTTTTAGACAACGCTTTTTTCTGTTCTTGCAAGGTTTCATAAATCACAGACACGATTCGAGCCTTGATTTCTGAACTGGGTTTTAAATTGCGACTTGAAAGTTCAGATTCAACAAATTCAATTGTTTTAATCAAATCATCTCTGCTAAACATCATTACGTCATAGCGTATCTCGATCGGGTCAACTTCAAAAAAATCCGCTAGTAATTTCAATTTATCTTCGGGAATCGCGGCAATGCCACGTTGCCACATATAAATCGATTGTCTATCCACTCCGATTTGTTCAGCTAATTTGGTAATTGGAATATCCATTTGACTTACTAAGCGTTTTAGCGCATTCGCTTGTTTTTCAAGCTGTGGATTTTCACGCGCTTTTTTTAGTGGTTTTTCGCCCTCTATCTCTATTTCCTTTTCTGTATCAATCATTTATTTGCCCTCTTGAGCATTATTATTATTTGACGTGATATTAAACCGATTAAATTATTTTGACAAGTGTAAAAGAAAAAGCTAATTTACGCGCCAATGTGTATAAAAATTTTAATCAAATGTAAATGAAATTAACCGATGAAATTGTTTTAAAAACGCTCGATGAACCGCGCATTGTGTTCGGTTCGTACTCGCGTTATGCAAAGAAAATCGGGGTATCGCGGCAAGTTGTTTTCACTTGGAAAAAACGCGGCATTCCGAAAGAGCGAATTGAAGAAGTAAATAAATTTTAATCACAACAAAGAGGAAAAAGCATGAGCTTAGATGTGCAAAAATTAGCAGTCGCAAAATGTATCAGTAATTCTATTGACGCGCCAACCGCAAAAGAAATTGCAGTCGATTTGGGATTTGACCCAAAGAAAACCGCGCATTTCACATTGCTATCAAAAATGATTGAAGAAAATCACATTGAACGCTTTGAAGGTCGTTATTACTTAACGGATTTGGGCAGAATTACTTACTTGAAAGAGGTAGCGATACCTGCTGAACCTGTTGAAGAAGGAGTAAATCCAAATCAACGCCTTGCAATGGAAGATTTTGAGCGGCATTTACCCGAACCTGTTGCCGTGCCACAACCAACAGCACTTTCACCCCTCGAACAAATCACGCAAATCATGGTGGAAGCCGAAGCGAAAGCACAAGCGTTGTTTTTAGAACAAACGCCGCGTGAAATTGCGAATTTGGAAATCAAAATTGATTTATTGCGTAACACGCTGTTGCCGATTGTGAACCCGTATTTTGGTGCATTATTGATGCAGATTGCAGATGATTTGGAGCGTGTGTGATGACCATTACAGCAAAAGTTATCGCTGATTCTATTTCAGAAAGCGGCGTAAGAATCACAACGCTTGAATTGGAATATCCACGATACATTCATAGTCAATTTATGACACATCGGCAGTTTTCAAGAAACGCACAATCAAGCCGCGCAATTCCAACTCAAAAGCAAATTGAACTGATTGAAAACTCACCAATTCCTGACTTTGCACAAAATCAAGCGGGTATGCAAGCGGGTGAACGTCTTGATAGTGAAATTGGACATAATGCAAAAACCGAATGGGATGTTGCGCGATTAAACGCGATTGAATCAGCAGAAGTGTTGCTTTCTTATGGCGTTCACAAACAATGGGCAAACCGATTGCTAGAGCCTTTCTCAACAATCAAAGTCGTCGTCACCGCTACCGAATGGGATAACTTTTTTGCATTGCGCTTGCACCATGACGCGCAACCTGAAATTCAGGAATTGGCACAATCTATTAAAGTAGCGATGGATGAATCTGAGCCGAAAAAACTAACTGGCGTTTATTGGCATTTACCGTATGTCACACTCGATGAATGTGATGTTTTAAACGATTTAGCATTAGTTAGTGCGGCACGTTGCGCCCGTGTTTCATATCTAAACCATGACAACACAAATCCAGACATTGAAAAAGATTTAGCACTAGCCAAAACGCTTTTAAAAGATGGGCATTTATCCCCATTTGAACACCAAGCCTACCCAATCAATGACAACGCGACCGAATGGCAAAACGGCGTGACACATATCGACAAAAAAGCGATTGAATGGAGTGCAAACTTTCGCGGCTGGATTCAACACAGACAACGACTATAAACATCATGATTACCTTACACATCATTTTATCTATCATCGTTGTTTGTCTTTTTATTAGCGGTGGTTTAGTTGAATCTATTAGCCAAAAAACCGAATGCACACACGAACACAAAGCGACCTTTGAGAGCCATAAAAAACAAGTGTGTATCGATTGCCACAAAGAGTTTCCTTATCACAAAAAGGTGAACGCATGAATTGCCAACAACTCTTTTTGTCTTTATCGCACGAAGATAAAAATAAATTTTGCAGTTCATTAACAACGCTTGGCTTGGTGAATGAACTCAACAGCAAGCGTTTTAACAAGGTGCTTAAAACGCTTGTAAATACCAGTTCTGGCAGACTGAAAAAACTCTACAAAACCATTCGCTTTGCAGAGCAAAAAATTGGTCGCGCAAGTTTAAATAATTTTTTTGATGCAGTAGCTCAGGAGGGCTAAAAATGAAAAATAAACTCATAGACCTAAATAATCACTTATTCGCTCAACTTGAGCGACTAAACGACGATTCGCTAACCAGCGAAAAACTCACATTTGAAACGGAACGCGCAAAAGCAATGTCAATGATTTCAAAAGCGATTATTGATAATGCGGCATTGCGTGTTGAAGCAAGTAAAGCTGTTGCGAATCAAACCTCTTTAGTTGAAATTCCATCTTATATTACGGCTATTGTCGCGTTTCAATATATTGAAACACTCTCACTCGAAGATTTCTTTAAAAAGTTTGAGAGGGTCGAGTGATGACATTGCTTTCGCTTGCTATTGACGAACTTTTTGGGTATTCAATCGGAGATAAACAAATGACTAAACCAAAATTTACACCTACACCTTGGACTATTTACGAAAAATGGAATGGCTCATTGGAAATCCACGGCAATGAGAGAGAAATAGACGGAGAAGTGGTGAGCGATGTCATTGCTGAGAATGTTCTTGAGTGACATAAATATACTCCACGCCGCACATGATTTGTATACATTCTGCGCGTGGCGAGGGTGGTTTCGGTTCGACAGGGCTTTCTTCGCAATAATCTGTATAAAATTTTTATTCATTTGCGGTAATATAAAAAAAGGCGTTCACAAAAATGAACGCCTTTTTTTCACTTTCAACTGTTGCAAGCAGTTGAACCAACTAACAAAACAATTATGGGTATTCTATATCATGTTAAACAATGCAATCAACCTCTTAGGCTTAGGCTGGTCAATCTTTCCTTGTCACCACATAACGGATAACGGGCAATGCAGTTGCGGGAATGAAAACTGCAAATCAAAAGGCAAACACCCCACTATCCCGAATGGTGTGAATGGCGCGTCAAATGATATTGAAGTAATCAAACAATGGTGGACGGTTGCCCCGAATGCGAATATCGGTGTGGCAACAGGTAAAGTCAGCGGCATTTTCGTTGTCGATATTGACGTGGCGAATGGCAAAATCGGCGAAACGTCATTAAGTGAACTCGAAAACATTTACGGAAAATTGCTCGATACTTTAACCGTTCAAACAGGTAGCGGCGGCTATCACTATTACTTTAAATATCCGCAGGGCGTTGAAATCCCATCTAATCAAAACACACTTGGTACGCATATCGACGTAAGAGCAGACGGCGGTTATGTGCTTTCAGCATTATCAAATCATGTGCAAGGCATCTATGAAGTATTGGATGTTGATAACATAGCAGATGCAGAAATCGCAGACGCGCCAGCGTGGATGATTGATTTAATCTGCAAACAAACCAAAGTTTTCACAGGTGAAATTATTGGCGGTTCATCGACAGAATGGGAAACGATGAGCGATATTGAACGCATGGAATTTGGACGCGCTTTGACGTTTATTGATAATGACGTGCGCGAAGTTTGGGTAAGAGTTGGTTTTGCCATTCACGCAACCGACAGCACGCAAATGGGCTTTGATAAATGGTGTGATTGGTCAAAATCCAGTTATAAATTTGATATAGCAGATCAGGCGCGGGTTTGGGCAAGTTTCAATAATGCAAAACCTGTAAAACGTTTCAAAGAATCGATTTATTTTGAAGCGCGTAAATACCATTACAAAAGTCTTGTTGAAATGGAACACGCGCAAGAAATAAAAGAAAAAGGCGATTCCATTGTTGATGAAATCAATAATCCAATCATCCACGATCCGCAAAGCTATCAAGCACCAAAACTCGCTTATGACGAGTTCCCCGTACCACTCGCAAATAAAATAGCGGGTTATATCAACGCGCAATCAGATTGCTACAGCAAAACCGCAACCATGCAAGCGGTGATTTCGCTTTTAGCGTTGATTACGTCACGGCGGTATTGCACAGAACATAGAGACAGCTTACAGCTTTATGTTGGTATTTGCAGTTCGCCACAGGGTAGTTTAGGCGAATTATTCTATACAACAATGGGCGTGCGCTCAGTATTACAGCAATGCAAATTACGGCGCATGGTTCGTGCTAGTCGCATGGCATCATCACAAGCACTCTACAAAACGATTCATAATTGCCCCGCTACGCTTTATACCTGCGAGGATTACGCGCAGATGATAAAACTATCAAGTCGGCAAACAACGGGCGGCATGGACGCGGTTTTAGGTGTAATTACGCGACTATTTAAAGAGAATGAATACATACAACTTGATAGCGCAGAAGAAGCAGGTTTAAAACTTTCGGATTTTGGCGATGAAAAACAGCCTGTTATTTATCGACCAAGCCTTTCAATGCTTGCCTTGTTGCATTACAACCAATTACCTATTTTTTCAAAATCGTCTGAAATGGGGCGCGGCAGTTCAAATCAGTTTTTAATGGCAATTTGCGATAAAGACGAAATTCAATACAAAGAAGAAGAACCACGCGCTTTAGACCAAAGTATTCTCTACGATTTAACAAAAATTCGCGGTGTTGGCTTATCTGAAAAAGATTTGGATTTTAAAGACATTATTTCAGAAATGGCAGGGATAGAATCAGAGTTAATCCCTGTCAAATTTGAACAAAATTTAGCACCTTACGACAAACGTATTAGCGCGGCGTGTGGTGAGCGCAATAAAAACTATCTCGGCAATGCGCGTAAAATTATGCGCCGATTGATGGCGATATTTGGCGCGGTGAATGATTATAAAAATCCTGTCGCCACTAAATACATTATGGATTGGTGCTGTGATTACGTTGTTTATCACTTAACGCGATTGATTGATGTTTTAGATGTTGTTGCTAGTGACGATGGGAAAATGGACGTTAGGCAAAAAGTCATTGAAGTGATTATGAATAGAGGTGCAGAAGGTATTACGCATTCGGACATACCAAAATACTGCCGACCTTTCGCGGCACTCTCAAAAGAAAAACGCGACGAGTTATTACACCGATTGGAAGAAGATGGTGAAGCAAAAACGGTAAAAATTAAATTATCCAGTGGACAATCGCCGTCTAGGGTTGTATATTCAAAATTCATTGAAAAAGCTCTTTAAAAATCAAGCGTTTGAATCCGAAAAGGTCGGAGACAACATGAAAGGTCGGAGACAAACCCTGTCTCCGACCTTTCGCCACGAATCCGTAGGGACGAGGGCAAGGTCGGAGACTGGAGACACGGAGACACACCCCCCCGCCAAAAGCGGGGGAAAGAATGATATATCTCTATAA